GGGTCTAAAATTAGCCAACGCTTCCAACGGTTGCCGTCCATCCCAAATCTGTCACGGTCATAGACGCACCCTTTAGAGGAGTTACCGTTCCAGCTGAAATTGTTGAAATGTCTAGGAAGAGGAAGCCTGTAGCACCAGCCGTGAATGTGCCATAGAAACGTGGCAGGTAGGTTGTGGCAGTTGCGTAGGAAGCCGAGGCGGCCCAGTTTGCGTTAGCAGCCGAAGCGACATATGTGGTTGGGGATTGGTTCAGGGTATCCACGAAGGTCGCAGCAAATGTGTGAGTGCTTCCGGTGCTTGTGTTCAAACGCCACGTGACCGTTCCAGCAGTCGTTTTGGTGAACGGCAGGAATATGTCAACCAGATAGTTATGCCCGGCGGTCACCGCGATACGGTTGGTAGCACCAAAAGGCACACCAGCAGCACCAATCGCTGATCCGTTGGCGGTTAGTCGAACCGATTGAATAGGCGAAATGTCTGCGTCGGAGTAAGTTGGCACACGCAAGTCGGTGATGTTGGCAGCCGAAATGCTCGTTGCGTTGGCTGCCACCGCAATCTGAGCCAAAGCCACCGAGTTGGTTGGCGTGCTAGGAACGACAGGCGAACCAGCAGGATTCCCTGTGATGATTTGGTAAACGATGTTGTTGGTCACACCGGTGTAGGCCTGATCGTTCACCGTGGCAACAACCAAGTCAATGCGTGGATTGGTGACGTCCGGGGTTGAAACGGTCAAAACCACAGGGGCGTCGTTGTAGCCAACATAAACGCCACCGTTGCTGTAGGAACTAACGATTGAACACCAACCAGAAGCCACCTGCACTTGCAGAAGGGCGTAAGCCGAAACCGCCATGGTGTCACCGATCACACCGGTCGTTGACCAAAGAGCCTGTTGGGTAAGGCGGTCGTTCTCCGCCGAGTGCGATCCATACTGTAACCAGCTAGGTGGGGTGCGTAATGTCATTTCTATTTCTCCTTATGCGTAGGCTTGGCGGTAAGTAACTTGGGCTGTTCCAGTAGAAGTCAAAGCCGTGAAATACACGCTCTGACTGGTTCCAGCTGGAATCGTGAAAAACTGACTGCCCGGACTCACAAGATTACGAGCGTTGCCACCGTTCAACGTCACCACGTTGTTGGTCATATCTATCAATAGTATGTCAGCGGCCGACAGCGAAACGTTGAAACCAATGAACGCACTCGTCGACAAGTTGGTGATTTGCGGATTCACGCATGGGCCAGTAATCGTTACCCAGGGACCGGTCGCAGCAGAACCTGGCTGATTGTTCACCGTAGCCGTTGCCCCACCGTTTCCGGGCAAAGCCTGATTGTAGGCCAGGTTGTAGGTGCGGTTATAGGTTCGCCCATTCGCCACCGCAGGGCTGATGTTTCCACCCACCCCATAAACGTTGTAGCTGTAGTAGCGGTAATCGGGAGCAAAGAACTCAACTTGGGCTTTGATAAAACCGTAGGTGTATTCGGGGTCAATCTTGGCTTTGCGTGATCGGGGACGACAGAACAGATACATATCGGTATCGGTCTGCGACAGCTTGAACTGCATGGCACCAGTTGAAGGCAAAGGGGTGTCGCCATTAACAAAGTTCGGTGTTTGAAGGGTTGCCATGGGAGCAAACTTCTTCTGGAGAATCAGCCAGTTTGCGTGAGCTGAATTACCGTTGCCAGCAAAAATGTTAAGTGTGAACGTCACGGTTCGACCGTTGTAGAAGTCTCGACCGGTCAAGAAACCGTCGTTGTATCCACGAGGCGTGTCCTGAACACGCAAGCCAGGCTGGTCAGCCAAACCGTCAATGTCAATAATCTGGTAAGGCGTGCCGTTGCCGACAAGCAGACCGTTGTAATAAAACTGATAAGGCAGAGCAACCATTATGCACCCATTCCGCTAAAGCCCGGCGTGAACTGTGAACCCGTGCTGTTGGCAATCACACCTGATCCGCCAACCATCGCCACAGGCAAATTGAACTTCACAGCGTTCACAATGTTCGCAGCAATGTCCTGCGGTTTTGCATCGGTTTTTGCTGTGACCTTGGTGTTGATGTTGGTAACGTTTTTGGCTTTCTTCTTCTTGCCACCGCCATTGCCACCGCCTGTGCCACCACCGTTGTATCCACCAAATGAACCGACGGACCCGGAAGCCTTGACGGTCGCAACCGTAGCTACAGCCTTAGTAACTTCGGCGTCGTCAACCTTCATGGCCGCCTTCATGTCAATTTTGATATTAAGCAGTTTAGAAATACCGTCAATCATTGGCTTAAAGAATGCCCAAACTGGCTTCAGGAAGTCCAGCAGACCCTTGAACGCTTTAACCATGCCGTTCCAAATGAAGTCCACTATCGGCTTCATGGCTTTCATAAGGCTATTCCAAATTGGGATTATAAACTTTTGAATGAACGCCCAGATAGCCTTAAACGCTTTCATGAGCTTATCCTGAATCTGTTTTGCCACCTGACCAATGACATTCCAAACAACCTGCAACTGCTTACGTAAAGGTGCAAGGGCGTTCCAAACGTTCTTAATGATTGTGATGAATGGCTTGAGAATGGCGGTGACCACTTTGATTGAAATGGTCAGGTTCTTTCCAATGATTCCAGCAATCACCTTGATAATCGGCATGAGGAACTTCAAGGCGTCGCCCAAGATACCCAGAATTGGGACCAGGATTGATTGGATGAAATCGTTTAGCGGAGGCATAATCTGATCCACCAACTCCATGAAAATGTCCATTAGGTCGTTCAAAGGAGGCATCAGCACGTCCATAATCATGCCGACAAGTTTCATGACTGGATCCAAAAGCTTCTCCAGCACAGCACCCACCATGTCGAAGATTGGGGCAATCTTAACCATGATGCCAGCAAGCACGTTCATGATTGGAAGCAGACCACGCCCAACGCCTTCCTTGATGTGATCCATAGCCACGCCTAGCTTTTTGTATGGGTTAGTGTCAGCGGCCTTTTTGGCGGCCCCGTCAAAGTTCTTAATGAGGTAACCCATTTGGTCTTTGTTGCCTTTAAGGGCTGGAATCATACGAGTCAGAGCAGCATCGTTACCATTGATAGCTTTAGCCATTGCGTGGGAAACCGCACTGACGTCCTTACCGGTCGCAGCCGAAACGTCCAAAGCCAACTTCTGCAATTGCATCGCCTTGGTGGTGTCGCCTGTGGCTCGAACCAACCCAGCAAAAGCCGGACGAATTTTGTCGTCGGCAACCCCGGACATCATTTCTAGGCTACCGATTTGCTCTTCGACGGAAGCAATCTGGGCTTTGGTTGCACCGGTCGTAGCCTCTAACTGGCGAGCCAACAATGCTTGCGACTCGTTATCTTCGGCAGCAGCCTTGGCGGAATCCTTTAAGAAACCAATGACGGCGGTGGCAGCCATGATAGGCAGTAGCGATTTCATTAGACCGCCCATGGCACCAGACAAACCTTTAGTCGCCCCAGTAGCAGTAGACATTCCGCCACCAAGACCAGCCATCTGACCTTTTACAGATTCAAGCTCACTTTTCATCTGGCTACTTTCCAGGCGAAGCTTGACGACTAGCTCTTCCAAATTAGCCATTAGATACTCCTGAAACGTTTGTAGGCTTTGATAAAGATACGATCCGCCTGCTTCTCAATATAGTCAACGGCTGGACGCATGAATGGGTATTGCCCGGAACGGCTCGTTCCTTCTTCCACGGCTCGGGAATAAGACATGGACGAAGTGACCTCGGCGGTGTAGGTGGCGAAGCCGACGCGGACAGGCTTGCTTGCTCGTATCCCTTTACGCAGATTGCCTTCACGGACGTTAGGGCCAGCCCCAGCCCAAGGTTGGTGAGGGCCAGACTTCACAACAGGGCCAGAGGCATACGTGAACGCTTGGGTTTCAATCGCTAACGCCACCGCACCTAAAGCTCGACCAGAGGCTTCAATGATTGAACCCTCAGCCTTTTTCAAGCTGGCAAGAAACGCAGCGTCAGAGATTTCAATCAGTGCCACGGCTTTGCTCGCTTTCTATTTCATTCTTAAGGCTACCAATAGCGAGTATCCAGTCCAATAAATAAGCAGGTTGCTCATCCACCTGTTTAGGTGTCCAACCGTAGCGATCCGCTAATTGCCAATACCGGTATTCGTCAATTGGGTAGTCAAGGTCAACGTGGGGTTCGTTGCCTTGCATTACCCACTTTAGGCGTCGGAGTTTGGCGTAGTCACTTTTGGGTCGACTTCGCCGTCAGCCCTTTCGGTCAGGTTCGGCATGATGGTTAGCAACGCTTCTCGAGCAAAACCGAGCAGGGTGTCAATGTCAGCCAAGCTCAAAACTTCCAACGATTCGGCTTTAATGTTTGGCGGA